CCCTCGGCCGGGCGGGCTAGAAATACATCCCCCGGGCCACTCCGCGGAGTGGCTACCACCGGGTCACCAAATGGCGGGGCTTTCATTCTTCTTTTCATCGTCGCATCTGCGACCTTCTACTTGGGTCTGACCATCCCTCCAATTCCTTGGCTTACCGCTTGGAGTGCACCAGAAATCAACTGTCTCACCCTTGACAACGGTTGGTGGCAGATGTTGCTGTTCAAGCACCGATACACCATCGAGTGCTGGCAGCAACACGTCAGATACCCATATTGGGTTCACTTAGCATTTTTAAGCACTTTGTACGGCGCGCTTGCTTTTGGGTTCGGAATTTTCTCCAAGTTTACGTATCGTGTGTCGAGCGTAACCAGGGAGGTTATCGAGGAAGCCCAGGAGCATTGGAGTTGTGGGGATAGTGACCTAACTGATGAGGCATGCGACGAACAAGTGGCAGAGACGCGCTTCGTCCGCAATCGAGGTAGACTCGGGTGCTGGATCGGGCGCTGTGCTCAAGCCAAGTTCGGCCTCCAAGTTAGAACATTGGCCCAAGACGCTGTCGTTAGGAAATTTTCCGAAGACAAATGTATTGAAGTAGGAGTTAGGGAGGCACACCGGGCTGGCGTCATTGCCTACGCATTACTTGCCTATTACACACCCACCGATGATATGATCAACGCTAGGCAGGCTACAACCAACCGCATCTACATTCAGCGCACCACAGAGTACGAAAGGAAATGGTACTGGTCGCTGGAATGGTGGGCTGGAATAGTGCCGTTGCTTAAGCGGTTGAGGGTGCAAACGAGCGAGAATGCGTAGGGGCGCCTTCAGCGGCTCCATGGGGTTACGACTCGCATTATACATGCGATACTTCCCGATAAACTGGTCGTGGAGCCGTCAGGCAGGCCTAGTAAGGTCCGGACTTATTACAGGGTATTTGCCGGACCCGAAAATCCAGAATACGCAATCCAAAACAACGACATTACCAACCTGACTAGAGGGCTTGTGGAGCGAGTGTACAGAGTCGAAAGTGGTGGCAACTTAGTTTGCCCACCTCAGCCGGCGCCTGGTCACTTCGCTAACACGCTGGCTCAAGTGCGCAGGCAAATCCTACGAGTGATGCCAACCGTTCAACCGGTCAGCTACGATGAGTTCGTAGCTATGTATCAGGGTCGACGGCGCACCATCTACGAGGAGGCGACAACCAGACTATTACGGCGCGGTCTGGTCAAGTCCGATGCGTACTTGTCCACCTTCGTGAAGTGTGAGAAAGTTAATCTTACGAAGAAGGCGGACCCAGCTCCTAGGGTAATTCAGCCTCGACAACCCACGTATAACGTGGCACTTGGGGTGTTTTTGAAGCCAATGGAGCACTTATTGTATAGGGCTATAGCAGATTTATGGGGTGGGCCCACTGTCATGAAGGGGTATAACGCGGCTGACACCGCTAAACACCTCCGAAATATGTGGACCAGCTTCCGAGAACCTGTTGCTCTCTTGCTTGATGCT